AAAAAACGGCTGCCCTTGCGTGAATTACATGGCTTGCAAGCACTCGTTAAGTTATCCATATCCCATATATCACCACCGACCTTGCGTGATGTGATGTGGTCGACAGTCGCATTGCTGCCTTCAAGGTGTGTACCACAATAGGTACAGACATAACCATCACGTGCTAACACACGCAATCTAATGTCTTTCCATTTCTTAGAACCTAATGCTTTGTTACTCAATGCCATCCTTTAAGTTGCCAATGTTTTAATGCTGCACATGCGTTGATGTACCCATCCTTATCGACTCCATATCTACCATAGATATACGACAGTCCCCAATTTATTTGACTATACGAATCAGCAGTCTTGAGATACTCACTCTTACCTTGAGGTATGCCATACACCTGCTCTTTACCTCTTAGATTGCCTACTGCCTTGCTGTTCCATGCACTTTCTTTTCCATATAAGGTACTTAAGCATTTATATTGAACTATGCTTTCAATACGCATTTGAGCGTATTCTTTATCTGATATTGGTTCATGTCTTGTTAATGCACTAACGGAATCAATCTCTTTCGACGAAAGACTTAATGCAATTAAGACAAAGGCTACCCCAAATGCTACAAGCCACGAACTCGCGAGCAATCCGCTACGGCGGCTCGCGTTCGCGCTTTTAGGCGCGTCGCTTGCTTGAAGCATACTCGCCTTGTCAAATCCTTTACGCATGACTTTCCTTTCCGTCTCACTATATGAGATGTGATTTACACCACATATAAGTACAACTTATCCTTAAGTCATCTCCTTCCGCCCATGTTTCATCCCAACCGGCTTGGCTCATATACTCATCCAACCGATATAACCTGAATCAGGATTATCTTTTAACCATTGTTCTCTAAGGGCATTTTGATAGGCCCAATCAATCTCTGTTGATTCTTTATCCATAACCTTCACTCCATTCATGACCGCAGTCATTACACTCATGAAAGTAATCTTTGTTGTAATTTGTAGTGGTGGTGTTATACCTTAAACACTCAGGGCATTGATCTTTGCGCATATAGGGCAGGACATACCTTCCATTAACCATTGCCCACATTTATTGCAGCGGACTGGCTCAGTCATTTAACACCTTCATAAAATCTGACATGGGAAGTAAGACAATATAATCCTCTACTTTCTCGCCTTGCCCATTGCAACGCAATACCACAAAGGCTAGTTTATCGGATTTACGCTCTTTTATCTGCTTTATCCACCCTAAAGGGCTGAATTTTGTTACCGCTTTAACCTCTACGTCAAAAGGAGTGCCTAGGATGTCACTCCCCTGACGACCTGCCCCCGTGGACTCGGCATACGGATACCAAGCCCGCAGATACTCAGCGACTACACGCTGCGTTCGATAACCGCGGTGTTTACGCGATTGGGTTGACATGTGGGTAGTCGATATGATTAATGCTTGTGCAATATGGGCAGACTTTAACGCCATCCATGTTAATCATGCGTGGGTCGTTGCACATTTCGCAACACTCAGACAATGGCACAATATCTAAATGCACTCCATCATCTTTAAACGTGGCTTTAACACCATGTTCGTCAATCATTTCCATTTCACCCATTTTGATATCCTTCGTCGAAGTACCAAATTCCGTTTGCAGTTTGCTTAGCCCAGTTGGCGTGAGCATCTACACCCTTTTTGCAAACATAGCCGTAATACGGCTTGCCCTTGCCCTTTGATATACCCTGTTTGAGGATATGTCCATGTTCGCAAGGTTCAGGTTCTTTTGGACTTGCTTTAGCAATTGCGTTTACCGCATCACCTATACCCCAAGAAACCGGCTGAGGTTCTCTCGGCTCAACCGGCTTATTGGTTTCCTCGTTGATAGGGATACGAGATTCTAGTTTTTCCTTAAATGTTAAAGGCTTTTCTTGAGCCGCAATAACCTTTGCCATTTCCGATTGGCTTGGTCGTTTGCCCTTTGCTGCATATCCAGCGTTTGCGAGCGCTCTACCGATCGCAGAAGTCTCGCAGTTCTCCAATGCAGAAGTTTGATTGACGCCGCGATCAGTAATGGTTTCATAAGCCAACCCAGTAGCGACAGGCTGTGCGTCAAGACAAGTTCTATAAATTTTAGCCCTGACAATAAAGCGCGTCGCAGTAGCCTCAATAACTTCTGTATGCACCATAAAATCAGGATAGTCATTAATAAACTTTCCAAGTCTCACCTCAACCAGTTCATAGTCGTTTATGTTAAATGCCATCTACCTCACCCTTATATTCTGTGTCATACTCTTTGAGTATTTGATTGTAAATTGCAAGGTAGCCGATTCCGTCTTTAACTGAATCGAGATGATTAGGTGACTCTGTAAGACGACTGACCTTGACGAGCAGCATGCAGACACATACTTGCATTGGTGAGATGTAATCACCAAGGTAGGCACTCCATAGTTCTGAGATTCTTTCGTGGTTGGTTCGACTTGAACCATAGATTTTGCCTCGATTCTGCAAGGTTAATTTAACCTCGTCTAGTAGGTCATCTGTTCTGTTCATAATCAAACACCTTATCTGTTGTAATTTTGTTTTCGATCATACGGCGGTGCATATTCCATCCATCCCGACGACCAATCCAGTAGTAACGTGCCTCGGCTTGGGCTTTGATTCCAACATAAATCCAAATCAAAGTAATGACTCCAAGCATTGTCCATACCCACATAAGTCCTGCATCTTTTAGACTCATGATTTTGTCCTATGTTTTGGAGATTTTGAACAAGACATTTTTGGGCAATATAATCCGTATGTCATACTCATAAACATTTCAGAATGACATTCATTACAAATTTCTTTAGATGCTACTGGCAATAGACTCATACTGCCACCATCCAAGAACCGGTATAGTCTGAAGTAATAACCCAGTCTTGAGTTGCATTATCGTATGAGATTGAGTAGTCAAATTTTTGATCTACTAAAAACTGGACTGCTACCAACGCGCTAACGTAGGTGTCAACCCAATAAATGAATTTGTGTTTCCAGTTGATGTCCTCATCAAATCGGTTTGTTTGTTCAATCCAACCATCATTGCCAGCAAACTCCATTTGGCATGTGGTTAGACGTTCGAAGTCTAGGGCTGTAATTTTCATGAATGAACCTTAAATTAAATGATATAGAGCATCACGAAGGATATTCATGATTTCTCTTTTATCGTTTCTTGAATGTCCATCATTCATCACGTTTAAGCCAACTTGAGCCATTGTGATTAGTGTACAAAGTTGGTTTTTGTCTAAAACTAAATCAACTTTTTTTAGTTCTTTTGTGCTGTTCATTTGAAGCCTTTCAGTTACACCAAGCCGTTACTTGGATAAGAGAAGGATGACACACACCGCCGACGCCAGCAATAAAAATGCCGGCGTGGCGTATAACGATTTTGTTATTTGTAAAGTTTGCCCTCAAAGATAAATTGATGGTTATTAATAGGTATAGGAATCACCTGAACTTTACGCTCTTGAACGTAGGCGACGGCAAAGCCTTGTTGCCAGTTAGCATAGCCCCTCGTATAAGCCATGCCGCTTGAGGCTAGGTCAACCAAATTGCCAACCTCTAAACCCCACACAGTACGCCCTAATTGGCCTCTAGATGCCTCTGTAAAGGCCGATAACCCTAGTCTGTGGGTGTGACCACATACCACGCTTTTTCCCAGCCTTCTAGCCCCATTTAAGGCCGTTTGTGAAGGTACTTGGCTAAGAGGGAAAGCATCTCCATGAACTGCCGTCCAGCCGTGTGCCCAGTCAAGTCCGTAGGGATGGAATTTAATCTTGAGTTTATCATACCCCATAAAACGTTCATATTGGAGTTCAGGTAGGTTGAGGAAGGATGGAAGTCTTTTCTTGATTGATCGATAGAGTCTGATTCCATGGTTGCTACCTAGTACGTCAGTAACACCAAGATACTGCAAAACCTCTTGGGTAAACTTTCTGTCATCATCTAGGTTTCCTACCATCTCATCAATCGTACCGGCGTTGAATCCGCCTAGTTGTGGTAAATCTATTTCATCACCAATTTGAATGGTGCGGTGAGGTTTCCACTTTTGCAAAAAACGTCCTACTACTTTGACCGACTGCTCATCTATGAAAGGGGCTTGAAGGTCACTAATAAAAGCAATTCGCTTAATCGTCGTCCTCGTCAGGTGTGGGAATGACTGGGATTATGGCATCAGGCTTATCATTCGCTACCCAGTCCGGTAACGCTGACGGCTCTTGCATAAAGAACCAAGCCAACTCATTACTGAAACCAGCCTTCTTGGCTGCTCTGTATATCTCATGTTTTGTAATGAAATAAACGTCCAGTTTTGATAAAGGCTCAGGAGACTTTCTTACAACTCTCCTATTAACCTTTTTTCTTTTCTTTGTATTTGCCATAATTAAATTCTACTTCCTACTAATGACAATAAAGAGTTCATCCATTCTTTTTTCAAGGCGTGTCACTTGATCTTTTAGACTTTCTCCGCCATTTGGTCTAAGTTCATTTAGCCAACCTTTGACGAGCCAGCGCAAGCCAGCAAGTAATCCAATTAATGTGGTGGTAATTCCAGCAGCAAAGCCAGCCCACTCAAGGGCTGTCATTACTCTTTGCTACCTAAGCCAAATGCTGTGTCGTCAGGATTCATGGCACGCAAGATTGGTGCTACAAATGCAACAAGAAAAGCCTTCCAAATGTCATCAAATGAACCTGAAGGATTGGTTACGTAAACAGTTGCAAGACAAACAAATGCGCTGCGTCCGTATGATTGTATTGCTGCGATTACTTTCTTATTCATTGCTACCCCCTAGTAGTGGTATGTTAAAAAACTCTGAGTTGTTATCTTGATCTTTTCGAAATGAACAATGTATGTGATGGTTGTGCGGATTGAACCCGCGATAGCGACGCCATTTGTAATTCAAGATTGGCGAGGCTATTTGTCCCAAATGAATTACATAAGATATACGTCCGTAATTCTTGGCGTAAAGTCGTAACTGATCTGCCAAAATTGCTGAAGTTCGTTTGTCGTCAGATAAGCGAGCGTCAATGTCGATTGCACGTACCACCCCTGTTTTTGCGTCGGGTATGTGATCGGACTTACCTTGTAACTGATGACGCAAATCAGCGACCCATCCATCAGATTTCCGCAAACGATCAGCGAAGGAATCATCCAATTGTTCTCTTAACTGAACCGCAGCCTTACTAAGCCAAGGCTTCAAGTTCAATCCAACTTAATTCGTTTTCATCCCAACGCCAATCCATACCATCAGGTTTAGGTGTTGGTGAATTCCAATTACCCTTATCTCTTGTCCAAGATGGATATGGTTGTGGTGGATAAAAATAACCATTAAAATAATCGCCCGCAATATATGCAGGGTTTGTATTAGTATAAAATATCTCATTTGTTTTTAATTCATAATCATCATTTACAATTATTATATTTAAAACTTGATTAAGTTCATTTAATACTGCAACATTTTTACTCATACTGTATACCTTACAATTACTAAACCATCATACCCATCTCCACCAGTACCATTTGGAGGTGAAGCGCTTATCCAGCCACCACCACCACCGCCTGAACCAAAAGAAACGGCCGCTGAAGCAGTATTAACGGCAGTATTACCATTATTTCTGCCACCTGAGCCTGCGCCAGTTCCGCCCACTCCACGAGTAGTAGAACTTCCACCTGTGTCTAAACTTCCACCACCGCCACCACTACTAATAACAGTCATTCCACTAAAACTTGTAAAATTTGCGGAAGTCAAATTAGAATCAATAGAAGTTAGTGTGTATCCTGCGCCACCATTACCACCAGCAGCATTAGAACCTGCCACGCTTGCGTTTGCTCCAACGGCAGTTGCACCACCACCGCCACCACCAGCATAGTAAGGGGCATTTACGTCACCATTACCACCAGCGTTTGTATTAGAACCACTTGCAGTTCCGCCATTTTTTCCATAGCCACCCCCGCCGCCCGAGCCTCCGTTACTTCCGTCGTTAGCAGATGTTCCCCCGCCGCCTCCACCATTTGCGGTAATTGTGCTAATTCCAGCAAAAGAACTATTACCACCTGATGCTCCGTTATTTGGTGTGTTTGTACTTCCAGTTCCTTTTGCGCCAATAGTTACTGTGTAATTTCCAGCAGTTAAATTTTGTGTTTGAAATAAACCTGAGCCTTCGATTGCCCCTGCGCCTCCACCTGCGCCGATATTAGCACCCCCGCCTCCACCTGCGCCAACAACTAAAATTTCACAAGATTTAGTTCCGCCAGTTACTGATAAAGTTCCACTAGAAGTAAACAATCTATAAATTGTTGAACCAATAGTTTGTACTTCGTTGCCACCTGTAATTGTTACTGGTGGAACGGATGGTGATAACAAGCCACTAATTATGTTTAACATTTATGCAATGGCTCCAACAATTGTCCAAGCATTAGTCCCAGTTTTAATTGCCACACATGATTTATATTGTGCAACAGTAGGCGCGGCCGAAGTTGCACCAGCGCTCGTTATAGTAGTTGTTCCTGATGTTACGGCATTAACTGTAAGTAATCCCGCGCCTGTGTTGAGAATAGTAATCGCAGTTCCGTTAGGAAAAGCGTAAGTTGCGTCAGTAGGTATTGAAACTGTTTTAGTTCCAGCGTTACTGGTGATAACCAAAACTTGATATTGGTCGGTACTTGCTAAAGTATATGTAGTACCTGTTTGCGCATTTAAGGTAAACGATACTAATCCATTGAACATTGCTGCTGATAGCACGTCTCCGGTTGATGCGGGAAAACCTGTTGCCATTGTTTATTTCTCCTTTATAGGTCTAATTATATCTTAATAACTAAGAATATCCTCGCCAAGGACTCCATAAGTGCTATCTCCCACAATAAACCCATCAACAATAGGCTCAAGGGTGGTGAGAGTAGTAATCCAAGAACTCGCTGTTATATCGTGAGTAACGCCTTGGACTTGCAGATTCTTAGTAATGGTTGAGGAATCGGGTTGTATATTTGTAATTAAAACATTGTTAAAGTAATCCATGCCTAAAATGGTCGCCGTTGGCACATTTGGGTCAAATAGATCAAGGGTCATTTGATCGATTCGAATTGTAGTTGTTGATCTAGTCGCAACATAGATTTTAGCAATGTTCATAGCGTTGTCATCTGTATCAATTACCAAATCAGGCACACTTATTGAATGCGGAAAGTATGCTGCAATTGAAGTAGCGTCAACGGCAGTCTGAGCCACGCCCGATACTTTTGTCATTGTCGCCGTATTAATAATAAGTTTGTCATCAAAAGCAAACTTTAAGTCTTTGTAAGGTATGCCGCCGGTTTGATTAAACTGGGTTGGAGTAGCCCCTGCGCTTGCAATAACTGTATTTCTATTCTTAAAAATGACGTTACCCTCAGGAGTAATGTAGAAAGCCCCTTGCTCAGAAAATTCGCAGTTTTGTAATGCACTTAAGGAAGTTCTCAGGGTTGCAGGGTCAGCACTTGTTAAACTGTTTCCAGTCTCAATGCTACGCATACCATTTGGGAAAGAAACAGTATCTAGAATCTTGTTAATTCTAGTGCCGGTGTCCTGTCCAGCACTCGCACCGGTGACAGTTATTACCGAAGCAAGATTAAATAATCTAAAAGCGTCGCTTGCCGATATATCTACATAAGATACATTTTCAGCCTGATCGTAAGAGTAAGCGTAGTCAGTTGTATATCCGCTAAATAGGTAATAGGTAGTTCCGCTGACAGTCGCAGATATTCTAAGTTTGCGCAACGGAGTTAATTGTCCATAATAAGGTGATGATACATTTTGCGGGTTGAAGTCACCTGAAGGGTCAAAGATTCTTACAACGCAAGTGCCAGCCTCGTAAATATCTCGGTTAATGTTTCTGCCGCGTCTAATGCTTATGCGTCTAGTTTGTGAAGTTAGGTTTACGACTAGAGCCGGCGTACTTGAATCAGATAAAACCCCAGTACCTAAAACGCCGTTAACAGGGTCGTCTAAGGTGAAAGGGTTTGCAAAGGTAGCACCTGAACTAAAGTTAAGTGATACGTCAAGGGTTGCCGGTAATGCCATTACTGGAACGCACCTAACAACCTGCCAACTGAACTAGCAGAACCTGAAAGGTTAGAGTTTAATAATCCGTTTCTTATTTGATCTACTAAGTCATCATCTGACACAACGCTGCCAGCATTATTTATAGTTATGTTAATGCTTGGAGTCTTTATACCAAGATCACCCATTACCCCAGTTATGGAAGCATATTCGGCTGATGCTTGAGGGGCGTTAGCCAATACTGATGCGGCAGTCGTTGGGCTGAGTGGAACTCTTACCTTGCCTGAAATAACTTCCTCAGGGCGCATCTGCAATAAGCGATACATTTCAATCATCTTGGCAAGTAAGTTATCAATCTCAGAACCCCAACCCTTAAATGGATTAAGTGCCATTGGTATCTTGGCAATAGCACTTGCAAGATCGGTAGTCTGTAATTGAACAATGGCTAGTTGCTTTCCAAGTCTTTCAGCCTCTGACGCATTGCCCTGTAGTAAGGCTAATTGCAGATTTAGCCTTAGTTTTTCTTGTTCAGTTACTTTACCTTGCAGGGCTGCAAATATTTCAATTTGAGCGGTATCAAACAGACTTCCATATTGTTTGATTTTTGCTTGGTCTTTTAGCAATTGTTGTTGAGCCTTTACTAAGGCTTGCTCTTTTTTAATTGCAGCCAATCGATCTTTGGCCGCCTTGGATGCTGCCTCTTGTAGTTTCTTTTGCTCAGCCCTTAAAGCCTCATAATCAAAGCGGGAACTCATAGGGTCGTAAGGCTTATCAAAGTTTTGTTTGTAGTTAAAAATGCTGCCTGATTTGTCGCTTAATAACTCACTTATAGGAGTATTTAAGAATTGTAAATTACCAGCAATAAACTTGCTGACGTAACCCATTGCAGTAACTGATTTTTTAGCAACTGTTTCTAATAAACTGCCAGTCTTTTCAGCATTGACATTTAAGTCTGCAAAGGCATCAACTAATCCTTCGCCTACAATTTCTTTAACGACGTCCATGCTTGCACCAAGGATTGCCATTTGACCTGCAAAACCGGCGGCTGATGCCTCACCTTGTCCGGCGAATTGTTTGTTCAGTTGTGCCTGTACCTCTGCAAAACTTTTACCTTTTAGTGAAGCGGTGCTATATCCAATGTTTAATGAGACTAATGCTTTGTTGTTTCCTAGGAAAGATTTACTCAAAGCGTCAACGGCAACGCCTAAATCAACGCCAGCACCGGCAGACAAATCTAACGCTGTTAATAATATGTCTTGAGACTTTTTGGCATCTAATGTCGTGGAAACCAATTGCTGCATAGCAGGACGTAATTGATCGTCTAATATGCCTCTAGTTTTTTGGATTCTTTGAATAAATTGTTCGGTGGCTAAAACCTCAAAAGACATTCCTAAATTGCCTAGAGTTAAGGCTAAGGACTTGGCTGACTTTTCCTCTTGAGCAAAAGCCTGTATTGATGCTTTAGCAAAGCGTGTGACTTGGCTCACACCAAAGGCAACACCAAAAGACTTGGCTAGATTGTTGGCAGACTTACTTAATTTGGTTAAAGAGTTCTGCGCTTGCCTTGCACCTTTGTCCTTATAGGTAGAGGTGATTGCAATATCTATTGGTGAAAAACTTACCATTATGCCGCCTTGTCAAATGTTTTGTATTGTGCCCTTGAAACTCTCTGAAACCATCTTGTTTTTGCTTTGTCAATTGCCTTCATGACTGCATCCTGCACCTTGCCATGATCGTCATAAAATGCTTTATAGAGCAAGCGTCCTTCTCTTTTTCTGCCCCGACCAATTGAAACTAACTTTTGTTGGTTGTTTAATGCTTGAACAAATTGATAACCAGCCATAGGGTTATTGCTTGCATATTCACCAGTTTTGCGTCTTAAAAACTGTTGATTGAATTTGTAAGTGCCTTCATACCCTTGCACTTTTCCTTTTTTCTCACCGCTTATATTTGCGAAGGCAGCGCGTCCATTTGGATTCTTGCGTCCAGCAGTTTCATAGATTGCACCTGAAGCGGAATGGTTTTGCAGGATAAATGTCTGAACAAATCCTGATCGATTGCGCTTGGTAGTTCCTAGATCGTAACCTAAACCTTTTCTAATTTTCCAAGGGTCATATTTAGGAAAGCCACGCTTGCGTGATGATCTAGATTTTGCTTCTCTGCCTTGGCTAGTCCAGCCTTCGTCTAGCCCTGAAATTCTTGCTCGTACCATGCCTTTAGCCCTATCGGAAATACTCTGCATTGCAGGGTCAATTTCCTCAAGCATGTCTTTATACAAATCGGGCGCAAAGTTTTTAAGACTGTATAAAGTCTCATCTAGCCCTGCGACCTCGACTGGCATTTTCCATCCTTTTTGCGTCCTCTTTTAGAACGTTTAATGTTGCTAAAAGTAACGATCTGTCCATGTTAATAAATTCGCTATGCGGTATGCCTGTTCTAACTGCTAATAATGCAATTAGATAAGTCGTGTCATACCGCGTTACCCATTTGGGGCGTCGGCGTCCAAAATCTCTACCTTAGATAGAGTTTCTAAATACTTATCCCCAAATGGTGCAACTGTATTTCCTGCGCGTCTTTCGGCTTCCCAAGAAAGCCAGTAGATGTCCGACTGCCTTTCTTCATCCCTAAACCGCTTATGGAATCCAGTCTTAAATTGTTGTTCAAACGCATATTCGAGTGCAGGAGAAATATCAAAATCTAATACGTCACCTGAAGCCTTTGTCACTCTTAATTTAATCATTTACTCCCCTTAGAATGTACCTGTTGTTGCAACGGCTACTGCGCCGTTAACAGTCCATGTTACATCCTGAGTACCAAGATCGCCAACTCCGCCGTTAATGTCGGTTGTGTTGTTAATCAAGCAAGTCATTGTATAAAGAGGGTTAGTTGCTGAAACGGCAGTTCCTTTTTCTTGTAAAAGAACAACAGTTACTGAAGTACCCCATGCGGCTTGCAAAGTTGCTAAAACGTTTGCTGATGCGGTGTCGTTTAGGAAGGAAATTGAAACGCTTGAAGTCTCTAATCCTTTTACATATTTTTCACCGGTGTCGCCCATTGCAGTCACAGCCAATTCATTAAATGATCGGTTTAGTGTGACGCTTGTTACGTGATCGGAAAGATCGACGGAGTTAACCTTTACGCCGACCTTATTGTTTAGAAATACAGCCATTGGTTATTCCTCGTCTTTCTTTGAGATTGGTTTTGGCTTTTCTGATTTTGTTACTTGCCCGACTTTTTCAAGCCAAGCCTTGTCCTCTGAAGGAACATCATAAATATCGCTCATGTTTTAACTCCAACTTGTCATTATAGAAATTTGTAAATCTGCACTTAGCATTTCCCCTGCTGCTGCCGATAAAACATTTGGTGCAGATATATTGCCCACGCTGATTTTGAGGGTGGTAATTGAAGCCAGTTTGTTAAACACGCCGACTACAAAATCCTCAATTCCGTTTAGGTTTCCTTGATTGTCCAGCATTGGCACAATCATTACTAAACGAAAATTTACTTTTGGTGCAACGCTTGAGTAAATGTTATTGCTTGGTTCGATATAAGGGTCATCCGGTTGGATGATTAAAGAATTGGCAATGGGCGAGGCAGGTGGAAAAGAAAACACCTGCCACACCCCAGCGTTTTCCAACGCCGTCGCAAGGGTTGTTCTGAGAGTCGTAACGGCGACAGTCATCAGCCAACCAAGCCATTAGGTGCTAAATGATTAGCAATTAAACCTCGGACTCTTGCAATAAGCGTGTTGCCCATTTTATATGGTGATGGTTGAAAGTCGGGTGATACTCCGCCGTTGGCTGTTTGCTGTCTGCTTTGCCAAATGTCCACCGCAATCATGGCGGCACTTTCTCTAATTTCAGGCGTAGTCGCATAATCGATATGAGTAGTTGCAGACGCTAATCCATAGGGAATTACTTGGTGTTTTAATTCTACTGTTCCGTTATTTATTGTATAAGTCATTGAATAACCTGTGACCGCTGTAATAGTTTTTGAGCCGTTATATTTTGAACCACAATTTTCGACTACTACTGTTTCGCCTACTAAAACGTTATGTTTTTTATCTGTATAAATTGTTGCTGAAGTGGTTGAGGTAATTTCAGATGCAACAATGTTGTAATCATTAAACCATAGATAGCCTTTAACAATGTTTTCGGCAGCCTGACAAACTTCCTCAATTACTGAATCAGAATATAAACTTCCAATTCCAAGTAATGTGCGAAGTTCTGCCTTGGTTACGTATGTAGCCGCCATTATTACCTTTCTTAAAGTAAAGGGGCGAAGGCTTCCAATGCCCCTTTACAGATGATTCCTATTTAGGAAAGTTTATGCAACCATCCACTTGTAAGCACCGGCAGCAACCTTAGTTGCAATTGCGCCGTAGCCATAGTAAGCAACAGAAATTTGTCCTGTTGAAATCAAGTTTGTCTCTAAGCGATACTTGCTTGATTCGTACCATGTGTAAGATGATGGATTTAGAACGATAATTGAGTTATCGCCTGTTCCTGACAATGAACGTGAAACGCGAAGGTTCAGTCCACCAATGTTTCCGCGAACGTTAGTTGGTGTTAGGTTTCCTGAAGCGTTCTGAGGGTTAATGGTTTGTACAAATACTGCACGATTTGAACCATCAACTAGACCCATCAATGCGCCCCATTGCTCAGGTGAAACAACAATGTTTTCAGCGAATCCAAGAGTTCCTGAATAAATAGAAACTGCTGCGTCTGAAATGAAGTCTTGAATGTTTGCTGCTGACATTGTGCGGTTACCGCCATCAGTTCCACCAGTAATAATTGCAGAACCTACTGCTGTGTCAGTTGCTTTAGCATAAGCAAACTCCATTTGACGAACTAACTCAGAGAAAAATGCTGGAGATGAACGATCTAACAATTCTACGGAGAACGTTTGTTGTCCAGCGTACTTACCAACATTTACTGACAAAAACGAAATGTTTTGATCTTGCTCAGATGGTGCTGCGCCTTCTGCTGTTAATGCAACAGATGGTACTTGAGTAAGTTTTGGAATTTCAAAAGTCATACCTGCATCAGGTAGTGCTGCTGTTGAAATAGAATCAATAAATGGACGATCAGCGTTTGATAATGGGTTAATTACCTCTGTCAATTGACGTGTAGGAATTAAACCGCTGTTGTCGGAAGTATCTGCTGCTGCTGAAAGATACTGACGTGCTGCATCATCATTTAGATATTGCGCACGAAGTGAGTTTTCTAGGAATTTTTCCTTTGTAAACTCAAGACGTGGCTTTGTGTAAATTGGTGCTGATACTGTTGGGCGAGAGGCTTCAACCGCAGGGGTCTCTACTACCTCATTCGCAACAGTTGTTTCAGGTGTTGTGTTTTCCACAATTGCCTCATTTTCTGTTTTGGTTTCGGTTGATTCTGCCTCTGCGCTTGACGCAGCGACTGAAGCGACGCCGGCACTTGGAAAAGCGGCAGCCTGTACGAGGCTGACTTCCATGAGCCTAGCGGCACTAACTCTATATATGCCATTAGTGTTTTTTCCTTTAAGTACTTCAACACCAACGCTTAATCCTGATCTTAAATTTTCACTTGCTTCAATTAAACTGTCAGTTCCTCTTGTTGTATTACTCACCTTAAATTCAGCAAAAAGTCCACTTGAATCCTCAGTTAACGTTTTCATTCGCCCAATTGGAGATTTTGGGTCATGCTCAAGTAACAATTTTATTTTGGTTGGTTCATCAACTTGAATTGAACCTGCCTCAAATATAACTTTTCCAACTGAGGTATTGCCGATTTCGTTTTCAAACGGCACGATCTTTCCAGCAATAATGCGACGAGACTCTGAAGCCTCTAAATCTGCACTAAAATTAATTATTTCCATTTGGGCTTAGTTCTTCCATTTCTCTCGCTTGTTCAACAGTTATTAACTCAAGTGCTAACATTTTTTCAATTACTGCTAGACGCTCAAGTGGGTTTGCTCGTAAAAATCCGGAATCCATGTCAAACGCTACAAATTGCGTGTTAGGCGTTAGATCATCCATGCTTAATCTTGACTCCACGCATGAAATGTAAGGTTGCAAAGATAGCGAAACAAACTGACGTCTTTCGTCTTGAACATTGGCGTAAGTCATTGAGTTATTTTGATCTGCGCTAATATAATATGCAGGTACGTTGCAAAGTCTTGCAATTTGAGTTGCCATGTATTGCAAACTGTCATTGTAGGTCATGTCTTTAGGTGAAAACGCTGTTGGTTGGAACTCTAAAGAACTTGTTAAATATGCGGTGGCTCTTTCTGATCTGCTGCGACGCCAAGCGGCTAATAAACCTGCAACTTCTTTTTCACCAAGGTCAGCACCATTGTTTTTCAATATACCAGCAGGAGTTGGGGCTGCTGCTGCGTTTGCTGCCGCTTTTTCTAAATCAATTGCTGCACGAAGGATTCTTGAACCTGCATGTAAAATTCCGTCAATTGGTGATTGGAATGTAATTAAACTTCCAACTCCTGCCATTGGGCGTTGAACTCCATCAACTGTATAAAAATCCACAAAAGTGTTATTTTTATTTAATTGAACTTGAACTCTAGTGTTATTAACAAAATCAAAACGTGCAGGGCGGTTATCATCTTGATATACCTCGGTACATTCTAGATACGCAGTCCCATAAAACAAAAGTGCATCAACTAGTGCGGTAAGAATAACTGAGTTGGGTGCAGACTTAGATAATTGATTTACCCAAGGTAAATTTGGTAATTCCTCCTTAGTTGCCTTGGAATATGTTTCCAATTCCATAACTCCGATAGTTGTTGCAATTAAATTGCGGCAACGCATAACTGCCGGAACAGAAATCGCTTCGGCTCTGCTAACAGATTGGAATGGAGTAAATTGCGAATAATAAGTAAAAGGGTCAACTACGACCGGTGGTGCTAATTCTGCCTTAATATTTGGTTTTGGTGATATGCCGACTAAATCTCGAAAAAATCCCATTGGTGAAGTATATCACAAACCTTAGACAAAAATCTTAGGTACTGAGATTGGTTTGCTCAACATGTGGACAATCATTGCACTTGAAATTGCGGCGGTGACGTCGCCGGCGGATTTTCTCCTAATGATTCTCCAACCTGCGTCATTTGTTTTAGCAGCGCAGTTATTCATTGAGGAAACCCACTCAGGTTGACCCGAATGAACTAAACGCAAGTTAGTTAAAGAATCGGCTAATTCGCCACATGCTTGATAAAAGGCTTGTCCGCTAATATCAATTAACTTATGCCCTGATTGTTCAAGTTTTTGGGCAATAGAAGCGGTTGCATACTTATCATAAGCAATTTGAACTGGTCGATACTTTAATGCCCATTCATTTATTGAACTAGCCATTTTGAGTTCGTCAATTGCAACCTCGGAAGTAAAAGTCTCCATTACGCCAACAGCGATTTTGCCATCAACTATTTGGCCGGCAACCAGCGCACCTGATCGTTTACTTGGTGAAACGTCAAATGCCATTACAGTCATTGCCCCGACAGGCAAAATCAATTCTGAAACAGAACATGCCTCTATTGAGCCAAAAGTCCATGGGCTAACTTGAGAATCAATCCACATACACAAAGTTTCAGTTAATGTGGCTTCGATCGAGTTGGTGGCTATTGATTCCTCAATCGCTTCCTCGGTTATTGTGTAACCCAACGCAGGGTTAGCCATTGCCCAATACTTTTTATTGCGAATATCTTGTCTTGCAGCCAATGGTGCTGAATACTCCCAAAATCCAAATGTCTTACTTGGATAATCAAGGGCGCGTTCACGCATTTCGTTCAAAACAGTTGAGAACGCATCACCGGCGTTGCTAGTCATTAAAGTTTGAGAATTAGGGCGAGCGCGAGTAGTTGGAACTGCCGCTTTGAACGCTTCCTCACTTATTTCGCGTAATTCGTCAATGTAAAGGAAATCAGCAGTCTTACCGCGGCTGCCGTCGCGAGTGGCTGCAACGATTTCATATCTTGCGCCATTGAGTAAAGTAATTGATTCTTGTCC